TTAGCCGTAAGAATTGTTTGAGAATATAAACCGCTCGTTGTGTCACCATTGAAGTTCAAAGTAAAGTCGGCAGCATTTATTGACTGGTTGTTTGTTGGGCTACATACAATCATCAAATCTGTATAGCCAGTAATACCTGTTAAATCTAAAGTAACAGATGAAGCACTAGAAGCTAAAGTTGTTGACCGTAGCGCCACCATAGTATTAGTTGTCATAATGCCCGCCTACCGTACGCCGTAAAGAGAGAAGTTGGTGTATTGAGAAAATGTGGAAGTTGTTGAACCAATAGTTATGGAGTTAATGGCTGATGTATTCATCCATAATCCAGATGTTAGGTCAATGTACCCAGAGCCGTTAGCGTCATAACCGCCTAATGTTCTAGCAGTTTTGTTTTTATTGGGGCTTGCATAATCAAGAATATCTACTATCGCCGAACCTGCTGTTGTATTATGCAACCAAGCTTGAATATCCCCACCGCTTGTTCCTGCACTAGAGCTTGCGCTACTGCCATCGCCGCGCAATTCGTGGAAAGAGTAGTTGTTGCCTGTATCGCCATTAAAGCGAAGCGTTACCCAACCCAGCGCGCCTGTAACTACGATAGCTCGAATTTGCAAATGCGTATAAGTCTGCGGAATAGCCGAGAAGGTAATAGACGATTGCCCGCCAGCTCCAACCGTCACACTTCCTAGCGCGTCAAATGCACCTGTAGGGCCAGAGTAGAGATGGCCTGAGATTTGAGAGGCGAGGATGCCATTGAGCAGGAATGGTGTTGGCATGATTAGGCAATATCACCAAGAACGGTAAATGTGTTGCTTCCGGTGCAGAGAACAGAAGCCGCCGAGTATTGTGCGCGAAGTTTAGGAGCTGCTGCCGTTGCACCTGTTGAGGTGATGGTTACGCCCGATCCTGCTGCGAATGTCACTTGTCCTGTATTGATTTGCTGAACATCAATAACCTGACCAGTTGTGAAAACTGATGGCGGAACGGTGAGAGTAATGCCACCTGTGTTGGACAAAGTAACAAGCGCGCCGACATCGGTGGTAGCCAAGGTGTAAGAAGTACCTGTCTGTGCGTTAAAGGTCAACGCGGGCGCAGCGCCAAAAGCATACGCTAGGGAAGTCCACGCAGTTGATCCGTTGCCAATCTTAAATTTGGCGGTATCAGTCTCATAGCCAATTTCGCCAGTTGCCAGCGTTGGATTGTTCGATGTCCAGTTGGCTGCGGTGTCGCGGCGTTGTTGAAGACGTGTTGTCATGTGTTTTCTCCTAGTTTAGAAGCTGACCGTTGAAGCGCCAGCGTCGATTGTATAAGTCCATGACGCTGTTGTGCTACCACTAGCACTCGCGTCGTAAATAATGTCTACATTCGGAATGGATGCTCCACCGTCGACGTAATTGACGATGAATGTTGCGCCTGATGCACCAGTGGGTCCTGTTGGACCAGTAGCTCCCGCCGTTCCAGTCGCACCAGTCGGTCCCGTCGGTCCGGTGACAGTTGAAGCTGCACCCGTTGGACCAGTGGGTCCCGTCGGTCCGGTGACAGTTGAGGCTGCACCCGTTGGACCCGTCGGTCCAGTGGCACCAGTTGGGCCAGTGACAGTTGAAGCTGCGCCCGTTGGTCCCGTCGGTCCAGTGGCACCGATTAGACCAGCAACGGCAAAATTCCAAATTGCCAGCGTTCCCGACCCGCCGATGGTATCGACATTGAGAACCAAGGTCGTTGTGTTGATGGAAGTGATGACGCCTTCCATGTAATTCGTTGGCGATACTGGATAAATGGCGCGGATTCGCTGACCGACGATATAAGCGCCTTGATATGAGCCAGCAAGCGTGAAGGTCTGAGATCCAGTTGCAATCGTGATTGAAGTGAGAGAAGCGACGCCAGAATATCCAGCGCCCGTTGGTCCCGTTGGTCCAGTAACGGTTGAAGCTGCACCCGTTGGTCCCGTCGGTCCCGTAGGACCAGTCACCGTTGAAGCTGAACCCGTCGCACCCGTCGGACCCGTCGGGCCAGTGACAGTCGAAGCCGCACCAGTCGCACCCGTCGGTCCAGTCGCACCTATCGGTCCAGTCGCACCCGTCGGTCCAGTGACAGTTGAAGCTGCACCCGCTGGGCCAGTCGGTCCCGTTGCACCAATCGCACCCGCTGGGCCAGTTGGTCCGGTAACAGTTGAAGCTGCGCCCGTTGGTCCAGTTGGGCCAGTGGCACCGATAGCACCGACAGCACCATCGAGGTTAACTGTCCATGATGTGAATGTGCCAGTGCCGACAGTCTTAGTGACAGTCAGAACAAGTGCGCCAGTTGCCGAGTTATAGCTGACAACGTCACCGATGAAATATGCCGATGTCGTATTAGCAACGATGACGGACTGTTGCACGGAGTATTGAAGGCCTGTGCCAATCGTGACAGTTTGTGACCCGCTGACTGGAAGTGTGACCGATGTTGTCGATGAGGTTTGATACTTATCGCCAATCGGACCCGTGGGACCAGTTGGACCAGTCGCACCCGTTGGGCCAGTCGAACCAGCCGAACCGTTAGCGCCAGCAGGACCAGTGGGTCCAGTCGCACCAACAGCACCAGCGGGGCCAGTGGCACCCGTCGGACCCGTTACTGTAGAAGCTGCGCCTGTGGCACCCGTTGGCCCGGTCGCTCCCGTCGGTCCGGTTGCACCCGTCGGCCCCGTTACTGTTGAGGCGGCTCCTGTTGGTCCCGTCGCACCCGTCGGCCCCGTAACCGTTGAGGCTGCGCCAGTGGGACCCGTGGGACCAGTCGGCCCAGTCGTGAGGGAAATCGTAGATATTGTACTGTCAACAGCGTCAAGACGTGCTCTAACCGATGCCTTGGAACCTTTCGGATTCGTTCCGAGTTCCGTTTCAATCGCATGGATCGAGTCATTCGCATTAGCGTGCTCCGTTGCGTGGGGAACGGTAGACGAATCGAGAGTATCCGTTGCCTGTGGGTTGACGAATGTGTCAATTCCGTTGGGATACTGTGTCGTCACGGTTTCTCCTTAATTGTTGGGGGATTAGATCAACGTCAGGGGGAAACGCTGATCTAATCCTTTACTTCTCGGGGTTGAGCGCCTGTTCGCGAAATGGTAAATGGTGGCGGTTATCGAGCCAGAAATCTTTCTTGTGGGCCAAAATTGCGCCAGTGTTGCAGTGCAGTGGAATTCCTAACGATGCAAGGCGCTTGGAGAATAGTAAATCCTCGCCGAACCATTGACCGTTGATAGCTCCATCGACGAACCATGCCCAATCCTTGCCTTGATGGGCTGTCGTTTCTTCTTGCAATTTCAACAAAACGCTTCGGTGAATCAGTAGGCAACCAGTACCCGATGCGTCAATTTTGATGACTGAATCCTCGGGATAATCGTCAAGCGGGACCAATCCGCGACCTTCGATTTCGTTGTAGATGGTCGGTACCGGACGAAGATGGTCATCGTCATTGAAGAATGCGGCGAAGACAAGAGCTGAGACAACTGGACGCTCCTTGTCGTGAGCGGTGTCAATCAGCTTGTCGAAGTTGGGAACCGTGAGGCGCTCATCTGCGTCCATCATGAGAAGCCACGGCGCGTCAGTCTGCGCGAGGTAATTCTTGACGAGGATGTTGCGAGAGCGGGCGATAAGTCCTGAATTCGAGACTTGGACGAATGCGTCAAAACGCTCGGGGCGTTGGCGTGCGATGTGGATTAAGTCGATGACAAGTTGTGCGTTGATTTTGCCATCGTTAATCATTCCGATGCAGACTTTGTCCTTGGACTTCATCGGGTTTCCGCCATTGGTGTGACCGCTGCGGTTTCGCGGTATTGGCCTTCTAGCTCGGAAATAAGATCATCGAGCTTGGAAATGCCATCGTTCTGAACAATTTCTCGGGCTGATTTCAAGCCTTCTAAAAAAATGGATTTCATATTTCCCCCAGTAAGTGTGTCGGTGCGCCGACTCTACCCGAAGGCAGAGCCAGCGCCACGACTCTAGCTATTAGTAGCCAGAAGGTGCAACAGCACCGGTTCCGGTGACGGCTGTGACAGCCTTCGCGAAACGGTGTGCAAGAGCGACATAACCGTAAACTTGGAAACGGACTGTCAAGTTTGCTGACAATACGTCTGGAAGTACGCGGGTCTTGACGCCTGACTCGAACAAGTAAGAATCTGAGAACTTACCGATCAAGATTGGGCTCTGGTTTGTTGATGAGCCGTAGGTCTTTGTGATGGTTGCATCGACGTAGACAGGTACACCGTGGATTGTTCCAACGAGACCCTTTGATGCGCCCGGAGCCTTGTTCACACCGTTGGCGTTGAATGGGCCAGCAGCGGTAGGAACAATAAGCGGACGAGACTGTCCGTCAACCTGAGCTGACAACCAGTACCAAGTTGATGGGTGCATAACGATGGCCTCAACGTCCTTGTAACGGTTAGTTACAACTTGGCTGATACCAGCGGCCATGGCCTTGAGTCCACCAACAGCTGATGGTGTTGTCTCGGTCCATGTGGTTGGGATTCCGTTTGTGGTGTCGGTTCCAAGGGTGATGAAGCCCTTGAGTGTGCCTGACGTTCCGTCGCCGGTACCAACGACAGCAGCGTTGAGTTGCAACGCGTAATCTGCCATGAGGTCGCCGAAGACCATGCGATCCAAGCCGCCTGCAAGTGGAGACTGCTCGACAAGCTGAATCGAGACGTTCTCGTAACCTGAGATGGTGCGGACTGGTGCGGTTACTGTTGAGGTAACCATGTCGCGGATTGTTGTTGCAGAGTTGTCTGGGTTCTGGAATGCAGTCTTAGAACCGAGAGTAATTGCTGGGATGTTGATGCTGTCTGTACCAGCTGGCAGAGCCATGTTGGTTGTCAAGTCAGCGGTTACACGAGCAGCACGAGCGAACTCTGCGTATTCGTTGATGAGGTAGAGAGGTGGTACGAAATCTCCACCGGTACCGTTGGTCAAGCCGATGTCGCGAGATTCAACTGCGACTTCTGCTGCGTGACGGTTCAAGCGCTCCCATGATGAGGAGTCGTTGCGGAGCTGTGCGCCAATCATATCGCGAACGAATGAATTGCGGCCGTCCTTGTCGTAGGTCATAGCTTCGCGAGTTACTGTTGCGCCGCCGAAGACCTTGACGTTGTTTTCTGTGCGAGATTCCTTGATTGCAGCGGCACGCTTTTCTGTAGCTTCTACAGTTGCGATGCGCTCATCAAGAGATTCGATTTCTGAGTGCTTTTCAGCAACAGCGTCCAAGATTTCTGGAGTTGCTGCATCAGCCGCGAGGAGTGTGTCTGCCTCTGCTACTGCTGCATCACGCTGCTCCTTGAGCTTATCTGATAGAGACATTGAGTCCCTTTCTCTAGGATGTGGGTGAAGGACCGTCGGGGCTGATGCGCCGAGGGTTATGCCTTATCGCTTGTGGCGTAAGGAATACTGGTTGAACTTTGCTGCGAGCTGACGCTTGCGGATTTCAATATCCTCGGCGTCCAGTGCTGCATCGGCGCTGCGTGGTGACAGGGTTGTTGAGTCATACGCTGGCCATGTGACGGCTGAAACCTCGAACAAGTCGAGATCCGTCAGGGTACGCAATCCGTCTTCTTTTGTCTGGCCGCCATCGGCAACCGAGAAGGCGAATGACATCTTGTTGACATCTCCACGCTCGATGGCTGATGCCAATTCTTGAGCGCGTGGGTTTTTCATGTCGAGGTCGGCTTCCATGCGAAGTCCGGTGCTGTCTTCTGACAGGCGAAGGGTTCCCGACTGGGTTGATGCCAGTGGAAGCGATTCGGTGTCGTGGTTGATAAGAAAAAAGACAGGATTGTCAGATTGCAGGGTGCGGGTGAATGCGCCGGGTGCAATCATTTCGCGGAAGTTGAGTCCGGTTGCCTCTGAGTTGAAGGTTGCGGCATAGCCAGCAATCTTGAAATTCTCATCATCCTGACCAACGGCACGAAGCTCGGTTGTCATGGTAATGCGTTCAGCGGTACGGATTGCGGCCTTGCGTTCTTCGACCATAGAAATGTCGGCGCTCCTTGGGGATTGAAGTGGCTTGATGATGGTCAAGTAATTCGCACGATGAACGTTGACCTGATCACTGGCCACCCAGCCGTTTCCTTGCTCGCGATAAACGCGGACGTGGAATGCAGGGTTGTCAGCTGTCCCCTCGATGGAGTAGCCATCGGATGATGTTGCCGTGCCGCGAGTCATGACCTTCTCAACTTTGCCGCGAGCGCGTCCCTTGCTTGTTGGCCATGAGACGTAAGTGCCTTCTCCGATGCGAGCCGCGGCTGCGCGACCCTCGAATGGTGCCTTGATGTCTTCATCGTCAAATTCTTTCGCCATAGCTAAGTAGTAATCCTCAACCTTGGACTTGATGGCATCTTGGTCGGCCTCTGGAATGTCGACTCCACCGCGAGCGCCGTTGAGAACGCCAGCGACAGCGAAGATTCCCTTGGGGACTGCCTTTAATTCTCCGTCGATAACGTCAGCGAATTGGAGCTTGTAGGAGCCAAGCTTTTCTTTGTCAGATTCGTCGACATAGAAGAATGCCTTGCCGTACTTTGCCCAATCCATGTCATCCTTGCCGCCCGCATATTCTTGAACGCGCTTGTCGGCTTCTGATGCGTCCCATGTGGTGTCGCGTGGGGCGAGGGGAAGTCCAGCAGCGCCGGTGGCAGAGCGTGGAAGCATCTTTGTAGCTGGGTCGTCTGTCGTTTCTTGATCCAAGATGGCGGCTGAGTTTTCTTCGCCGTCTGCTTCATCTTCATCTGGGTCAGACAATCCCATGGCCTTGATGACTGGATCCAGAGCGAGGTCGGCTGCCACGAGAAGGTGGAAGGCCTGAGCCGCTACTGGGTCGTCATTCATAATCTGTTGTAGTAAATCCTGCGCTGCATCTATTGACGCGTCAGCGGCGAGAATGCTGTGGGGTACTCCGTAAGCATCTGCTCCGTAAATTCCATCCCGGATTTCACTCATAGTTGTTGAGCCTTTCGTGAGTTGAGCAGCGCGTTCTTCCACGCTTGCCGAAATTCGGTTCGCCCATTCGCGACCGTTTTCCCCTTGCCAAGATTGACGAATCTCGATGACGTCTTCGAGAGACAGTGCTGACTGAATTTTCTCGGCAGCCGCCAAGCCACGATTCTCGGTGACTTCGCTCTGGACTGACTTCGGTGCGCGGAATGTTTCAGCCATTTATTCAACCACTCCCATGATTGGCATCTGCTCGCTGCCATCGACTCCGAGGTTTGGCATTTCGCCGCCCGCGGTGATGTTGCCAGCAAGTCCCTGATTGAAGACGTCGCCGCCTTCGTATTCTTCGTATCCTTCTTGAACGCGAACCTCGTTTGGAGTCTTAGCTCCCATCGCGATATGAAGCGCGTTGACCTTGGCGCGTGAGAGCGCATCGCTGCGGAGAAGGTGTGAAGTGTCGAATACGACGTCGGTTCCTTCTGGGAATAGTCGAGACAATCCAACTTCCAAGCGACGAAGCCACGGCATAATCGTGTGAGTCAAGAAATTCAACGATTGCTGTTCGACGTTTGCATAGGTCTGGTTATCGCCAGAAGCCATAATCAAGTGGCTAGGGATACGAAAGACGCGGGCAATATCGCGAATCAACTGCTCGCGGGTTTCAATCATCTGCTGATCAGCGGCCGAAGATGTAATTGGCTTCCACTTCAATCCGTCAGATAAGACGGCAGGCAAGCGGTGACGGCGGTGGGTCTGCATGAAGGTGTCGCGAATTGTCGCGGCTTGTTCACGAGTCAACTTCTGGTCGGTTTCAATGACCGATGATGGTGTTGCGCCTTCGCCGTAGAATTGAGCGATGTGGCGATCCATAGCCATCGCGATACCGATGAGGTTACGGTTCTGAATCATCGGTGAAACGCCGACCAAGGATTGTGGTGGAGTCAGCCAACGAAGGTGAAGCAAATCTTGTGAGTCGATGTCGTTGCCGAGGTGGAGATACTTACGGCCAATCTGGTCACCAGTAGGGAGAACCTGCATCTGGTAAGGGTGCAACGGAACCAAGCCGATGGAGTTGCCGGCACGGTCGCGGTCGATGTGGATGTACGCGTTGCCGTGGAGAG